TTTCTTATAGTTCTTTTTCCACTGTCTGTATTTCACTGCTTACGCCCCTTTCTCCATATCGTATACGGCAGCGCCCATACTGGCGCTGTTATTATCAACGCCAGTTTAGCTACGCATATCAGGCAATATACCACCCCGTCTACTACTACCTTTCCCGTTTCTTCCATCGCATCTACTACGTCGTCCATAAACTCAAACATTTACTGCCCCGCTTTCCTGCTTAATCTCAATATTTCTGCCGCCTCGCTGCTTTATAATTGCCTCTACGTGCAAGTATGCAGGCAGCATAACCACGCTGCCTGTTCGTAACTGATATTCTACGCTTTTCCGCATCTTCTCGTATTGCTCTGCCTTACAAAACGCCGTACAGCCCAGAATAATTGTAAATACCTGCGCTTTCTTCTTTTTCCGCTGCCGTCTATTCATGCTCTGCCCCGCTTTCTGGTAAAACCTCTGGAAAGTCTTTAATATTCATTTGTCCTTTTACCTGTCCGTCGCTCTCTACTAAAATTTCCTGCAATTTATATAAATTGTCCTCGCTTACGTCCTCTGCCTTTTCCATTAAGCAGCATAACGTATAACGCACCCATTCAAGCACACCCCAGCTGTCCTGTGGCTGTTCTTCGGTGTCCGTTTCGGACACTTTGGAAATAGCGGCAACGGCTGCGGTCGCTGCTTTGCTGGCATTTTCCATAGCCTTACCCATGTTATCTACATAACGCTTAAGCTGCCTTGCGTTTTCTGCCTCTTCCTCTGCCTGTGCCTGCTTGTCTAAAGCATCTGCTACCGCTTGGTCTGCCTCTATTTGTGCCTTTTCTGCACTCTCTGCTGCTTTATCTGCTTTTTCCTGTGCTTTTGCCGCTACCTGCTCGGCTACTCTTTGGGCTATTTCCTTTGCCCTTACGTCCTCGCCTGCGCCTGCCGCCGCTGCTATAGCTCTTTGGTCGTCTGCTGATAACTTGGCTGCCTCATACGCAGCCGTGATACCTATATTGCCCTCTTTCAGCTGCTCTTTAATCTCCGGCGTGGCATTGTTGTTGATTACGTCCATTCTGGCTACGTTTGTGCTGCTCTCATTTAACATCGCTGCCACTAAATCACGCATTTTGCCCTGTATCTCTAAGCCGTCCTCTTCTTTGGCTCTGATAAGCGCCGCTTTGGTACGCTCTACTAATCTGGTTTTTTCATAGGCTGTAAGTTCCTGCGTATATCCATTGCCAGCCAATAAGCGCAGCTCATACATTGCCTCGCTCATATCCATAAAGCGGTAAAGCACTTTCTCATACTCCTTATGCCCCCGCTCTAAATTCAAAATATTTGCCGCATTACGTCTGTGTCCGTCGATTATACGATATTCTCCGTTTACTCTCGCCAATACTGTAGGCTGCTCCTGTCCTACGTGCAAAAAGCTGTCTGCCAGCTCTTCTATGTTCTCTAATTTCTGGTGCGTATTCTCCTGCGCTGCCTTTACCTCGTAAGGGCTTAAATAGATTTCTTTGTATCCCTCTGTCTGCGCCTGCTGCCCTGCTGCTTTTGTCTTTGCGTTCAGAATGTCGTTAATACCAAACTTTGCCATATTCTCTACCTCGCTTTCTCAATCCTTTGTTTTTTCTTACACTGTCCCATTACTCCGTTGCACATTTCGCACGTTCTCCAATGCTCGCAAGCGTCGCTTTTCGGGCATTTCTTCCCTGCAAATTTGCTGCCCCAGTTCCAGCACTCCGTACCGCCAGTCCTGCGGCAATGCCAGTAAACGCATAATCTCTCTTTATGTGCCACGCTTGCTACCTCACTTTCCCTGTATACGCTGTTACAAATTTCTTGTACCCCTGCGCCGCTCCGCAGCATGGGCTATACTCATAAATCGGCTTACGCATGAAAGTATTTTCTGCTACTTTCTTGGAATACCGAATAATACCCAAAATATTAAAATCTGTCTTTTGTTCCAGCCACTCTACGCCTGCCGCCTCGCCGTCTGTGTTCTGGTATGACGTAATCAGCACGCCTGCCAGCTTTAATGCTGGGTTAAATGCCTTTGCGTCCTCTATCTGTTCTGTCACAATGTCCAGCCCCTCTAAAGCGTCCTCGTCCACCTTTACGGGTACTATTACCTCGTCCGTGATTGCCAGCGCATTTACAACATTAAGCCCAATATCCGGCGGGTTATCAATGATGCAGTAATCATACTTGCCGTATATGGTGCAATCTCCGTAACACTGCACCTTTGCATATACCAGCGCTTTGTATCTCTCTATCTGGTTTTCGCTGTCCTCTTTGGTTAAATTCCATGTAGCCCCAAATAGTGACATATTCGCCGTTACAATGTCGATACCCTCATACTCTGTATGCTGTATCAGCTCGTCTGCGCTTTCCCAGTCCCCAGCCAGCAGCCTTGTAACTGGTGCTACGTTCTCTGCATCATATCTGCTATACGCCTTGCTTAAATTCCCTTGCTTATCATTGTCAATCAGCAGCACCCTGTAACCTCTCCTGTAAATCTCATACGCCATGTTTGCCGCTGTAAAGGTCTTGGCTACGCCACCCTTTAAATTCAAAATGCTTATTGTTTTCATTCTTTGCCTCTCTTTCCTGCGTTCGCCTCTAACGCATGGTTACTGTTTCCTGTTCTTTTGTAAGCTCGTCTGAATGTAATAAATACTGCTCTATCAACTGCGCTGCTGGCTGCCAGCCGTAGCAGACGGCGGTATAATAGCCCTGCTGCCGTAGATACTCTAACCACTCTTTCTGTTTCTTGGTCGTCGTGTTCTTGCCCGCCTTAAGCTCTATGTAAAGCCCGTGATACCCAGCCCTTGCAGCCGGTAGCATAATATCCGGCACACCAGCCTTTACGCCCTGCCTCTTAAGCGCCACTGCTGTTGCTGCATCACGTTTGCCGCCGTTTGGCACATGATACATATATTGCAGTTCCGGCATAATCTCTGTTCTGTATGCAGCCCAGCTAAATAATGCCTCTTGATGCCCGCTTTCGTCGTCCAGTCTAAAGTTTCTCATTTTCTCGCCTCGCTCTCTGCTTAAATTCTACATACTGGCAAATTCTGAAAAGCAGCCCGTCCTTATGCGGCTTGCTGTTCTCTATCGCCAAAAGCGTTATTGTTTCCTCGCTTTGTAGTCCCGCATTTCCCAGTACGTCCCAGCGGCATATATCGTAATATCTGCACCGCAGGCAGCAGCGCTTACAGTCCTTGCCTTTCTGGAATAACCAGTATTTAATTTTTTCTATCATGTTTTCTGCCCTTTCTGCTGCCGCTGTCTTTCCAGCTCTCCTGCTGTTCAAAAATAGCCGCCGCAATTCTAAACGCCAGATATGCTGCCACAATCAGCGCCAGCAGTCCGGCTATTATCAACACTGCTGCAATGGCAATGCCCTTGATTATCTGCATTTCAGCCCCCCCTATCTGTTATTTTTACTAAGGTGTATCTTAAATACCCGTAGCCGTAATACTCCGGGCTATGTACTCCCATGCTCACGCTGTTCTTGTCCACGTAATAACCCTTTATTGCTTTTGGCTCTTTCTTGAAATACTCACGGTCTGAAATTATGTGATACTCTGGCTCTGGTCTTACTAAATTCTTGCTGCAATTCCAGCGCTTACCCTGTAATGCTCCGTCAGTACCCTTTTTGTGCGTTCCTGTGTATTTGATTAAATAGCTTGCCAGTTCTGCATAGTTGCCGCTGTCGTCCAGTGGAAATACCTTAACCCTGTTATGCCCCTCGTATGCCTTGTACCAGCAGCGCTGTAAAATTTCTGTGTCAATTTTATTTACTACAAGGTGGTGATGCCTCGCACCTTTCTTGCCAATCTCCATAACGTGTATGTATTTGAACTCTAACCCTGCTTTTCTATACTCCTTTCTGCACTCCCTCAAAAATACGTCTATGTCCTGCCGCATCTGCTCCGGCGTTCTGTCTGGTTCTCCTTTCCTGCGGATATAATCAAGCACTAAATGGTAGTCCCCATATCCATAGTTCGCATTTATGAGTATCCTTAGTTTTCTCTCTGCCTGTCTGGTGTTTACTTTCTCCTGCTCTTCTCTTGTTGGCTTTACCTTATCCCCTCTGCTGATACCTTGCTTTTTGTATCTGCTGGTAAAGTACCTCTCTATCTCTATCGTATTTCCCGCTTTTGTTACCCTCTCTACGTATGGCATATATCTACCTCTCTGTCGGTTCGTTAATACTTTTATCAAGTGTTAAAACGGGCAGCCTGCCCGTTAAATTTCTTGACTTTGCGCCATACATAGCTTATAATTTTTATAGTATTTCAAAGCTGTATAGCTTAGCGCCTATGGTGTTTCCCCACCGTAGGCGCTTTTATTTTTCATGTTTCCTGCCACTCTCTTATGTGGCTTAAGGCATACTCATAAGCCCGTTTATATGCAGCTGTGCAAGCGCTGGCGGTACAGCAGTTCTCATGCCCCATAAGGCTACATAATCTACGCTCGTAACAATGCTTGCACTTATGCAGCTTTGCGTAGTCGCTCGCTACCCGCTCCTGTCGCTTTTCCTCATATTCCAGATGCCGTTTAATCTGGTTTGCATCTATAACCGCAATTCCCAGCATATTTGCTGTATGTATTTCTCTGTCCATTCCCTCTGTTATGCCGTATTTCACACCAGCAATAACAAAATCGCAGCCTTTCAGCAGCGCAAGCCCCGCAGCCATGCCCCTTGCCCGCTCTTCCGGCTTTTTATCGTCCATGCACTGCGTCATATATAAATGCGGCGTAATGGGTGCTAAGCCCGCCTCTAACGCCTGCCGTGTCAGCTGCTGCGCATAATCTATGTTTCTGTCCAGCTCTGCGCCGTCTTTCGCCCTGTATGGGCTGCATATATAAACCTTTCTCATGCTTTGCCTGCCTCTCCTGTTTCTTTCTCAATTCTCTTGCTTTCAATTTCTGCCAGTTCCTCTGCCATGTGCATAACGTCGTCTGTACTCTTTTCTGTCAGAAAACCGCAATGCTTACAGCAAGCGCCCCAGCCGTAAACCATGCTTAATAACTGCTCTAATTCCCGCTCGGTTTTCATTTCTTTTAAGCCGGAAATAAGGCTTACCAGTCCTGTTACTGCGTGCTGTCCCAATTCTCCACCGCCGCCCTGTATCGGTATCTCGATACGGTGCGCCTTTACTTCTCCCTTGCTATTCATTTCTACTTTTACTCTCATTTCTTGCCTCTTCCTTTCTTCTAATCAGCCGTACTGATACCTCGTAAGCTGTGCGCTGTTCTCTTTCTCCTGTGGTTGCGTCAAGTACCTTTTCATACTGGCGGCTCTGATACCGTCCCAGCAGCTCTACAGTGTCGCCCTGCTGCCACTGCGCCGCCTCGTCTGCCTGTTCCTGCCAGCAGATGCACGGTAAAAAGCAGCTGCCGCCTGTAAGCTCATTTCTTACCTTTACCGTAATATCAGTAATACGCTTGCCTCTCGGTGTTTCTCTGTATGTTGGCTTATTCGCTATAACGCCTCTTACTGCTGCCTCGTCCTGCTCTACTGCCTTTTCCGATACCGCCACAAAATCTGCCAGAATATATACCAGCAGTCTACCGCTCTGGAAGTCCTTAAGCGTCTGCACCTTACCTGTCAGTAAAAGCCTGCTGCCCTCTACAAATTCCTGCATAACGTCAAATTCTATGCCGTTGCAAGCCCTGTATGGTACGTCCTCTGCAAATACTACCGTTACCTCGTCCGGCACGCCGCTTGGTCTTACCGTTTCCAACTTTGCCATATAACCACAAAACGGCAGCCCGCATAGCTGCTTAATTTCCTTAATCTGTGTAAGCGTTCCTACCAGTCCCGCTGCATTTCCCTTGATACCGCCACCTGTAAGCTCGTCCATGATTGCAGTATCTAAATCCCGTAAAAAATCCGGCTTTTTCTTTGTCATACTTCCTGCTCTTTCCTTTCTTATATGTAAATGGTGTAGTAAAGCGACATCTGCAAATCACTAAACTTATACTGTGCTGTCTGGTCTGGCTCTAATGGTTTCAAAAGCCCCAGCTCTTTCCAGCGTCTGTGCGTTATCTCCGGCACTGCTCTAAACTTCTTTACCTCATGCCCGCTGTATTTTCGGTATTCCTCGCTTATCTCATGGTCTGCAAACGGTTTGAACGCTGTCAGATACCCTACGTAAACC